GCCGAGGCGATGGATACCGCGCAACAATGCTAGGATGGCACCACGAAGAGAAAAGGCTGTCTTTGACCGTGCTGGGGTCAGGCCAATGCTCTAAATTTGTTTCTGCGTCGACGCTGACTAACGTAGCCTTTATGCCGTGTTCCGCAAGCCAAGACGACGTTCGGTTTATGGCCCAGATGTCTCCCGGCCACGTTTTAAACGTCTCTACATGGTCGAGGATCGACGGACCGCCGCCAATGATGGCTAATGGCCGACCATGTAGTCCGCAAGGCTCGATATGCGGACACGCTACATTGGCTAGAATATTGGCGTGCAAGTCCGCGAAAGACTGCTCTTGAACGCCAATAAAGTCGATACGGAAAGGGGTTTCCCCCTTCCCGTTTGATTCAGGCGCTATCACGCAGAGCCTTTCATCAGACCTAGAGCGACAAGTGTGGCGCGGATCTCTTCCAACTGAGCAACCGCCGCGCTAAAGGCGGTCGCCGTGGAATAGCCAACACCGCCAGTCGTCGCGGTCGTCAGAGTAAGAGCTGCCTGATCTGCGCTGGCGCGCTGCGCGATGCCGTTAGTTCCATAGAAGCCAACGGGGTCCGTCGTGGATTCACCCAAAACGGACATCGCTACGCCGAGTGCTTTACCGGGCATATCTAAGTCCTTTCAATTAGGCAGAGCCTTTAAGCAGGCCAAGCGACACAAGCGACGCGCGGATGTTTTCAAGCTGCGCCACAGCGGCGCTGAACGCCGTGGAGGTTGTGAAGCCGTAACCGGCGGCCGTCGCCGTCGTCAGAGTCAGAGCCGCCTGCGAAGCACTCGCCGGCCGGGTCGTTGCCGTGACGCCGAAAAAGCCAATCGAACCGGACGCGCCGCCGAGAGACACCGGCTGCGTAGGGCGGCCGACATTAAGCGTTTCATTGACGTTGCCATCGCCGATCTGCTCACCATCACCAATTTTCGGAAGAGCCATGATTTATACTCCTTGTCTGAAGAAAAGGGCGGCCCGAAGGCCGCCACTTAATTAGCCCCACATACGAACGGCCATCTGCGGACGAATGACGCTGTAGCCATACAGAACGTCAATACGGCACGGCAGGCGGTCGTTATTGATGTCATACTGACGCACAACGCGCAGGCTGATACCATTGTGGACCTGACGCGAAGCCATGTCGACGCCCTGCGGGAGCAGGAGATCGGCCGTGGCGAACGCGATGGCGTCCTTGTGGTAGATCAGGTTCTGAGCATACTGCGTCGACGGCGAGCCAAGGAAGGTAACGGTCTTGCCGGAAACCGGCAGAGCGTCGACCGTCGCAAGAGCCTGCGAAGCCGAATACATGGCCGCAACAGTGACCGAAGCCGTGGTGGACGCCGTAACGTCAGCCAGCGCAACGAACTGGAACAGCGAACCGGTCGACTCGCGGGTCTGCGGATTGACGGCATAGCAGTCCTGAACCGTGAACACGTCGCCGGCCTTAACAATCGTCGAGCCAAGCCCCGTGATGACAATGGCGGTCGCACCTTCAGTAGTAACCGAAGCATTAACCGTCAGCGTGCCCGTGCGCGAGCCAGTCGTAAACGACTTGATCGACTGCGACATATTCAGCTCTTCATAGCCGAGGATGCCTTCGCCGAAGATGCCGTTCTTAAACTGCTTCGAGATAGCCGAAACAGGGTTGAACAAGCCCTTCATGCCTTCGATCAGCGACGCGTTAGCAGCCGGATTGACCGTCGCATAGCGCGGCGACATGACGGCGGCGTTCTCGTTCAGCTTCTGCTGCGCCTGCAACAGAACGAGCGAGGTGGCCGGGGTCGTGCCGGGCGTGCCGACCGAGTTGCCAATATATTTGAAGCTATTGGCGACGTCGGCGTCGATGCTGGAGGCGAGCTGCGAAATACGCGGCTTCAGCACGCGTTCCGCGAAGTCATCCAACTGCATCGTCAGTTCGGCGGTCGTGAAGTTCACGCCGATGTGCTTCTGCGACGAAACGGTCAGGGTCGTGTACTGCTCGTTATCGTCCTGCACCTGGAGGGCAGCACCGTCCGTGACCAGAGCGCGGTCGGGCAGACGGATGCGCAGGGTCGAGCCGATCTTAGCGCCTTCAACAGAGAAAGAGTCGTCGTACTGACGATTGACAGTGCGGGTCAGGACAAGATTATTCTCAAGGATCTCAAGAGCCTTGCGAGTAATCATATCAATAGTAAGAAGTGAGTTAGACATTCTTTATCTCCGATTCTGCGCTTCCCACTTCTTGATCTGTCTTTGCCGTTCCGCTTCTATCCAATCCGACGTTGACATTGACTTGAGTGACCGAGGGTCAGTCGTATCGTAACGCGGGCCTGAGTTTGACCGGGTAGCTGTGACAGGAGCAAGAGGCGCGGGCGCGGTTGAGGTTTTCTTAACCGGCGGATTATCGACCAATTTGGCCTCAATCTTTCCGATCTCTTTTGCCTGCAAAACTGGCGACAGACGGGAAATTCGGCTGGCTTCTTTTGGATTGGAACCAAGGAAGTAGATCACTTCTGGCCCAATGTCGGAAGCCTGGATAGCCTGAGCCATAATGTCCGTGACGGGGAGATTCGGGTTATACGCGACTTGTTCAAAGTCCTCGTAACGATCCCGCGCCTCTTCTTCACGGTCTTTATAGCCGTCTAAGATCGCCTGCTGCTGCTGTGCGGCCTCGCGCTGGGCTAGAAGCTCTTGAGCGCGCTGATTGGCCAATGCTTCCGCATAAGCCTGAGCGTTTTCAAAATCATCCGGCGCAGGTGGAGGTGCCACAGGCTGTCGGGCCTGTTGCTCCGCAAGCCTTTGAGCTTGCTCTCTTTCCCATTTGCGCTGTTCTCTTGCAAGGCGCTTGCTTACGATTGCGTCCAGCTCTTCCTGAGAGAACGATTTCGTAGGCTGCTGTTCCTCCGGCGTCGTATCAGCAGATTCCGGCGCTGCCGTAGCTTCCGGTTCCGGCGCGGGGCTGATCTCCGCTACAGCCTGTTTTTCTTCAGACATTACGTCTCCTACCTGGCTATCCGGCCAGTCGGTTTACAGACATTACGCCTGTTCATGTTCAGCGTCAATGTTTTGCATAAACGCCTCAAAATTGCCGATCCATCGGTGTTCACCGGAATGGCCGCAATTTATAGTCGGGTCTATGTAAACACGGCCGCCAAGATCTTGCCAAGTCTTACAAAATACAATGTCTTCAGACCAAAGCTCGCCATCAACAACGCGCACGTCAAAGACCATGCGATTAGGCTCTGGTTTATGGGGCTCCCGGTATTCAGGCGCGCTATCCCAGATCTTCTTTATGGCGTCGGCCCGGATCCGCATAAAACCTGTAGCGGCGCCATCGACTTCTATCAGCCCGTTATCTTCCGGCGTTAAATTCTTGGTTTTGACGCTGTAAGTATGGGCCGCGAAAGTTTTTTTGATAATTGGCGCTGCGACAATAGGCGCGTCATGATCTAAAAGTTTGAATAAGTCGCTTGGCGTCCAGTCAACATCACAATCTATAAAAATTAGGTCGGTGACTCCGCTATCATGCGCCAGTTTGAATATGTCGTTGCGCGCTCTCTGAACAAGCGCGTCATAAGACATATAAACCGGTATTATATTGATATTATTTGCTAACCCTATTTTGCATGTTTCAACTAACGCGGTTGCGTGCCAGACATTGATTTTGCCGTCATAGGACGGCGCAGCAAGCATCACAGTTCTCATTTCACACCCTTATAGCTTCATATTCGGTTTGTAGCGTGCCGCTATCCGTTTTATTTGCGTGCCCCCGAAATATATCGCACCCCGTCATAGGGCAGTCTATCAGCCCGACTAAAGGAAACGATTTGAGACGAGGCAGGTAAAAGGTTTCTTTATCGTATGTCAAGACGATCTTTTTAACGCCCTTGTCCCTAAGATATGCCGACACAACAAGATCATCGTTCCATGATTTGTCCGCGTATAAATCGAAAAAATCATTGCTAAACATGCCGCGCGTATAAGACGCCGATTTGTAATTGTCTAATATATCGACTTCAACATCGACCGGTGGGGTCTGTATTAACCGGCCTCGAATAGTCCCTGAAAACCCAAGCGCAGCGGTCGGGTATTTTTGCCGGCTTTTGAGGTGATAGGCGACAAGATCGCGATTATATATGATGTCATCATCGACAGTTATTATGATTGTATCAGGGTCAGTTATTCGCTGTAGCGTAGGTATGATTTTAGTTTTAGGCCCAAGATCGGGAACGCCCTCAAATATTAAGACGTTATCTATAGCCCGCAATTCATCGGGGATAACATATCTTTCGCCTGTAGAGGCGCAAACATCGGGAATGTTTAGATGTATTTCGCAGCCTACGCGCGACAATACTTTTAGCGTTCTAATTAAAGCGCCGGCCAATCTGGCCGGCACTGTTGTCATGGACAATATGGTTTTGGTCATTCGCTGACGCGATTCTCCCAAGGAAGCGGCGGTCTTACCGGCGTATTAGCGCCAATCTGGCTAACTTGCCAGTTAATATCGGCGACAATCCCCAACTCCATTTGAACAATGTCTTCATCGCTCAAAGTAGGTTTAACCCAGCTCAGAACTTGTTCTTCGGTCAAATCCGCCAACGGCGTGAACGGCGCGCCAGCAATGTAAGTAACTGACGTAGTGCCGCCGCGCGACGAACCGATATTGTCCTCGTTCTTGCCGCGATAAGACCAGCCAATGTTAAAAACAACATCAAACTGGGAAGCATAGACCGGGTAGCACTCAATATCGTTTATTGTCCACGTATAAGAGATAGCCATTTTATTCACCCTTCAGCGCGGAAATTTCCGCTTTGAGCTGATCGACTTGAGCCGACAATTCTTTCACGGCGTTAATAACCGGAATCATAAACGAGCCGATGCCGACGCCAAGCGTTCCGTCTTTATCCTGGTCAATGACCGGAAAATCGTCGACGCCGGCTTCTTCAAGCGCCTGCTTAACATCCTGAGCGATGAAGCCGTAGTTAAGAGTTTCCGTGTTTTTGACGTTAACTTCGTTGTAGTGATTCGTCAGTTCCTGCGGGACTTCATTTGAAGGTTTCCAATAGAACGTAACCGGAGTTGTTTTCTTAATAAAATCCAAACCCAACGATTCAAACGGCGTAACATCGCGTTTTAGCCGGATGTCGGACGAGTAAGTCCATGATTTACCCGTAGCCGAAAAATCAAGGTAGTAATAGCTGCCTGTCTTGCCAACCGAGATATAATTGTCGCCTTGGCCTGGCGTAGCTTGCCCAAGCACGATTTGGTTTACCCCGGCCGCTGCTGAAGCGCGTGCATCGACACCAATGATGACATTGTTAGCGCCGGTCGTCGTGGCCGTGCCCGTGTAGCCCGCGCCCGAACCAATAAAGACGTTACCGTCGCCAGTAGCGGAACGTCCTGCGCTGGACCCGACGCCTGTATTTGTCGTAGCTATAGACGCCGTAAATAGCGCTTTCCAGCCGACCGCCGTATTGTTAAGGCCGGTCGTATTGCTGTAAAGCGACTGAGTTCCTACGGACACATTGTTTATGCCGGTAGTGTTCCCACGCAATGCTTCTGTTCCAACAGCAGCATTTTCAATGCCTGTCGTATTGCTATACAGAGCGCGATAACCGAGCGCAGAATTATACGATCCTGTTGATGCCGTAAGAGCCTGATAGCCAACCGCAGAACTATAAATGCCTATGTCGTTAGTGAATAATGATTTCCAGCCAACAGCCGTATTACCTACACCGGTTGTATTAGCGTAAAGCGCTTGAACGCCGACGCCGGTGCCGTACGCCCCCGTAGTGTTCGTGCGCAAGGCTTGATAGCCAACGGCGGCATTTTCAATGCCTGTCGTATTGCCGTATAGAGCTTGATAACCAAGCGCGGAATTATTAGACGCCGTGTTGGATAAAAGGGATTCAACGCCGACAGATATGTTAGCTGCGCCAATGCTGTTAGTAAACAATGCTTTCCAGCCAACAGCCGTGTTGTTAAGGCCGGTCGTATTGCTATAAAGGGCTTGAGTGCCTACAGCGGTGCTACGATAACCCCATACGTTCGAACGTAAAGTCTGATATCCGATAGCAACATTTTCATCGCCGGTCGTGTTCGAGAATAGGGCTTGATAGCCCATAGCGGTGCCATTTGCGCCGGTTGAATTAGTGTATAAAGCTCTATAGCCTACGGCGGTTTGATTGGCGGCTCTATTAGCGTAAAGCGCCTCGCCGCCAACGGCCGTATTAAACGAACCCATTCTATTATCATTAAGCGCGTAATACCCGACGGCTGTATTATTGGCCCCTGTAAGATTCTCTTTTAGTGTTTCAAACCCAAAAGCTGAGTTATTGTTGGCGTCGCTATTTACAAGTGCATTATAACCTACAGCGGTATTATTCGCGCCGGTAATGTTATTATCCATAGAATCATAACCGACAGCCGTATTGCCGACGCCGGTAGTATTGTTAAACATTGACCTATAGCCAATGGCGACATTATTATCGACTTCACTTTTTCGAAGCGCAGATATACCAATGCCGACATTATTAGTGCCGCCGGTGCCTTCACGAAGCGCCGAAACGCCGATGCCGATATTATTATTGGAGTAAGTTCTTGCCTGTAACGCATTCAATCCAATAACAATATTCTGCGTTCCGGTAAGATTTTCATACAGCGCTTGATACCCGACAACTGTATTACCCCAGCCCGTTGTATTTTTGAACATAGACTGACGGCCAATGGAAATATTATTACTGGCCGTTGTATTGGCAGGCATAGCGTCTGAGCCAATGGCAACGTTATAAAGCCCTTCAGTATTAGATTTTAGTGCGTTAAATCCAACGGCCGTATTTTCATCGCCAAAAGTATTTGTTACTAAAGCATTGTAGCCAACGGACGTATTTTCCATGCCGGTCGTATTGGCCGCAAGCGCGCTCCAGCCAACAGCCGTATTGCTTACGCCTGTCGAAGTGTTGCGCAGCGCCTGATAGCCTATAGCTGTCTGACCCGATACGTTGACAGTGCTATAGAGAGCTTCATAACCAACAGAAGTGTTAGTTGACCCGGAGGAATTTAAGAAAAGCGCTTTCCAGCCTACCGCCGTATTGTTAAGGCCAGTCGTATTGCTATAAAGGGCTTGAGTGCCCACCGCTGTGCTGCGGTAACCCCAAATATTTGACCGCAATGCTTGATAGCCAATAGCAACATTTTCGTCGCCGGTTGTATTTACGCGTAATGTTTCATAGCCTAAACCAGTAAGGCCAGTTCCGGTCGTATTAGCCGTTAAAACGCTGGAGCCAACCGCTGTATTGGCTGCGACGCCGCCGCCGCTTTTGCCAATAATCATGCCGTTAACCGACATATCCGCGCTGGCGGTTAACGTAGCGCCGTTATACTGTAAGCCGCTATTGCCAGTAAGGCGCGTGCCGTCAAAATAAGTTATATAGTTAGTAATAAAATTAGCCGCGTTAGTGCCGCCAGATGCGATATTCAATGGCGATGTAAGCGTAAGGCTGGACGCTGTTAACGCGCGCCCAGCCGTTACGTCAGATACAGCGACTTTTTTAGTCGTTCCGGACTGGACAATAGGTAAGACTTCCGAGCCGGTGAGCGGGGTTGTTGCAGCCGGAAGAGAGGAAATCTTTACGTCAGCCATTTATGCAGTCCTTATTCGTAAAAAATCGTAACGACGGGGTTAGTGCCCGCAAGGACGACATATAAACCCTTACTCAAACTAACACCTTCAGCCGGCATTACATAATTGCCTGGCGTTGCGCCAGTAAAAGTATCAATCACCGTTGGATCCGACGCGGACGCCGTTGCTGAGTCATACACAGCCACAGTCGGGGACGTGCCGCTAGAGACAAAGATGCCTTTCAGCTTAGCATAACCGATTTTGACCTGCGTAGACGCAGTAAGTTTCATTGAATATGCCATTTAAGCCTCACGCTAAGAATTTAAGTTTATACAGCGTAGACAGATACAGTCCTTCAATCTCATCAATGATGTTTTGAAGCGCCGTATCATCTTTGTATTCTTTGCGCTCTTTGCGCACCTCTTCAAGCGAATCTTCAAGAAACTCAACGACATTGTTGGTTTTCTTGGCCGAATGCAGCGTAATCGGCCCAATCAGGCCGTATCGCCCCTGATAAGCCTCCGCCAGCGTGTCTGCTAGGTCGACAACCGCCGGGTAAAACTTACCCAAAGCCTTGTGCTTGGCGTAAGAACGTGTGTTCAAGTGCACGGAATGCGTCACGTCGCGCGCTAAGAACAAATGTCCGATCAGATCCGCGCAGCTCATTGACCCATTCCTTGTATCGGAGCGTTACCGGGGACAATATCGCCCGTATCCAGCGCCGCCGCTATCGTGCCCTGCACAATATCCTGAATTTGCTCTGGCGACAAACCAGCCTGCATAGCCGAAAGCCGTTTTGTTTCGGCCTCATATGCCTTGATCTGACTGTTCTGCTCGTCAATCGCCAGCTTTTGCATTTCATACGACTGCATGAGCTGCTGGATCTGGGCGTTGGTCTGCTCCATCGCCTGCGCCATCTGCTCCATTTGCTGACGCATAACCTGCGCTTCCGGCGACTCGTCCGTATCGGCCAGAACCTTCGGATCAAGCATCTTCTCGAACCGCTTGGCCATCGTCTCCGCGCCTGGCCAATCCATGTTCTTGACGAACAGATCGCCCGCGACTCCCCACAGCGCAGGGTTGGTCTGGAGGATCTGGCCCATCGTGTCCATCGCCTCCTGCTTACGGGTCATGTAGCTGGGGCCAGACGACACATGCACATCGTAGGTGCCGACGTTCGGGTTGTAGATCTTGGCGATCTCAATACCCTCTTCGTTGACGATTGACCGCACCGCCTCCGGCTGAGCCGGGTTGATGCGCGCCATGCCAACTTCGCCCTCGACATTGATGATACGGGCGACGCGCTGCGTGTCGTAGATCTTGGGGATCATGTCCACGAGCTGACGCGCAACGTATTTTACCGCGCGCGCGAGGTTGTCGACATAATGATAAGTACTCGTGTCGCCTTGCCGCTCCCTAGCGAGGATCGCACGACCCGTCCGCTCGTTGGAAGTCGCCCCAATGCTACTATCGTACTGGCCAGTGGTCGACTTGATGTCTTCGCCAGCCCCCACCTTGGCTTGAATAAGGCCCGTTTGAGCCATCGGAGGCTGGGCGCGTTCAGGTAGCGGTAACGGGTTGCCGGCTCCGTCGGTAACATCGGGATTGACCTCCAGATACGGCCAGTTGTTCGTATTGGCCGTTTTCCAGTTGGTTTCGTAACCTTCGAACTGGCCGCCATAGCCGATAAACGGCGCTTTGGGGGCCAGCGCCAGCATTTCCGCTTCCTGGCTGACCCAATAGTTATACATGCGCTGCGCGTCTTTGGCGTTACGCACAAGACCGCTAATGTAGATCTGACCGTCAACCTCGAACTCGTTGCCGATGACGCGAATCACGGGAATGTATTTACCCGCCCATTCACGCTCTTCCAGTACCTCATAGCCGTTGGTCTTGATCCACATGATTTTGCGGCGGTCGCTTTCGCGCGAGCGCAGCGGTTTGCCATAGGCGCTCTTGAGCCGGCGATCCTCCGGCGTGCCATCGAACGCCGTAATATTGTCCGGGTAAAGGTTCAGTTTGGCGCGCTTGGTATCGACGTAAAAATACTCAGCGATGCGCACCGTTTCCTGGCTAACCCACATGCTCAGCGTCTGGTCGCCCACGCCCTGACTCATCATGCCGGTCACAGGCGTCGCGTCAGGATACATGCGCTCGTATTCGGCCTTCGGAATGTCTTCCGTAATAAAGCACCAGTTCGCGTCCTGACCGCACGGGTCTTGGATCATCGGGTCCATGTAGACGCTGAAGCTGCTACGGACGCGCGCGATGCGGATGTCCTGCTCGAAAGAGTCTTCTTTCGTGTATTCCGTCAGGATGCGGATATAGCCCTCGCCGTATGTGACCTGGTTATCACAAGCCGTGTCATAAGCTACGTCGGCGTCGGACATATACTCAATGTGCCGCACGATACCGTCGAAGATCTCCGCGACCTCCGGGTCGGCGTTGTCGTCGGCCGGGATGACGCGCGCAGTCGGACGGTTCTGGCGCTGTTCGTTTGTCACGAGACGCACATGCTGCGGCAGCTTATTGATCGTCAGGCACGGTCGCGCGTTGATCGTCTGCCCCTGCACCGCGCCGCGTGTCGCCAGCACGTCTGCCGGCCACTGCCACGCGTTGTCTGGCGATCCCGCCATAAACCGCAGATCGTCCAGCTCATCTTCACGGCTGTCTGAATAGGCCGCCTGCGCCACCGTAAAGCGGTGACGCATGGTGGCCAGACGATCCGTGTCGTCGGCCTCGCTGACCTTACCGGCCGCTACAACATCATCACTTGCCACAAGACTTGCCTTTGCTCATGGACGGCTTCTTAGCCGCCGCGCGCTTCGTCGAATACGCGATGGCGACGGCCTGTTTCGGCGGCTTGCCCGCTTTGATTTCGGCCGCAACATTTTTGCGAAAGGCGTTCTTGCTAGTCGATTTAACTAACGGCATTAGCGTTTTCCTTTAGCTGTCTTCGCAGATCTCACGAACGCTTTACTTGTCGGTGCGCCTTCTGCGCCTGGCTTGCGCATTTTCTCGCCTGATCCGGCTTTGATGCGCGCGCGCTTCGCGTGAATGTTGGCGTAGAGCCCAGGCTTACTTGCCACAGTTCCACCTCTTCATGCTGGCCTTCGCCCGCTCCGCGTTCTTAGACTTAGCGACCACGCCGCCCATGCGCGCGCAGAACGACTTCTTACGGCCCTCGTCGGCCTTGGTCTTAGGGTTGGGAGCCGGCGGCTTCAGCTTGCTGCCCGTCGCGGCGTTATACTTAGCCCGGCCCTTGGCCGTCAGACCAGCGCCAGCTTTCGTCGACAGCTTCTCGCCACGTCCTACTGACAGCGATACCATCTAATGTCCCATCCATCCTGAAGAGGCTGCGTTGCCACCATACGTTACGCGCGGTCTGTTGTCTATGGGCCGCGCCTCCCTGTGCGCCACCGGATACGCGAACGTCACGGCGATAGCGTCGGCGGCGTCTGGACTGGCCAATCCTCGCGCCTTCATGTCTTTTTTGCTCTCTAGGAATATAGTCCCTTTACTGTCGGGCTTCATCATTGGGCCGGTCAGGTCGGACTTGAGGAATCGGTCGTTTGGTATGCTGGCTGTCTTCAGCCACTCCCGCATGGCGTGCCACATCTCAGCCCGCTTGTTCCCGAACATGATGGGCCTTGAGGACTTGCTGCCAAAGTTGACGCCCCGGATCTTGTATCGTTGCTCCTTGAGCCGGTCGACGACGCCCGCGCCTAGGCCGCCTTCGTCCACGACGACGAGCGCTGGGCGGAACTCTTCGATGATGTCGATTACCCGCCCGACCACCTCCATCGTGTCATCGCCCCGGTAGCGACGTATGCCGATGATGTCGCGGCCCTGCCGGATGGCGATGACCGTAGCATCAGCGCCGAACCGCGCCGGGTCGACGCCGACGATTATCGGAGCCGTCTGATCCTTCTGTGGCGGCCGTGTCTGCGCGTCCATGACCAGT